GCCACCACCGGCAGAAACGCCACCACGCTGCAGCACAAGCTGTCTCCCACCCATCCAAGCCACTCGGTGAATATTCAAGAATTCGGCGAGATCCTGGAGTTGACCAAGGACCGCCGCATTCTAGATGCTGTGCACGCATTGGTGGGGGATACGACCTGGCAGGAACTGGCCGAGGCGTATACCAGCGATATGCCTGAGACGTTGACCACCGGGATCGCTGCCTATTTTCGGCAGGTCGCTGACCTCGCTGATACCTGGGCCAAGAGCATTGGCGACGGCGTCGTGACCGACCACGAATTGGCCGAAATCCGGTTGCAAGTGTTTCGCGGTATTCAAGGGCTGCTGGGGATGTTCAACCGCGCCACCTACGTGAACCAGACGACGCGGGGGGGTGAGCGTGGCTGACATCGCTGACTTTGCCAACGACCTGGTGCAGGAGCGGCTTGATCAGGCTCTCGCAGCACGCAACGCCGCCAAGCCCACCTTGGCGGCGCATTCATTTCTATTCTGCGAGGGCTGTGACGACGCCATACCGGAACCACGTCGGTTGGCATTGCCGGGCTGTACCCAGTGCGTGAGATGCCAGGCAATCGACGAAGCGCGGGAGGCCCGTCATGCTCGATGAGGTATTGGGTCAATTCGCAGACTACGGCCTTGAGCCGGACCAGCCGTTAATTTTTGGCAAGCTGACTCGCTGCAAAACGACTCAGGATAAGGGCAAAGAAAAGAACGGTTGGTATGTCGTCCATGAACATCGCACCGAGAAAGGCGAGGCGCTGATCTTTGGCAGCTTCGGTGACTGGCGTTCGGGCGAAACGCAGAAGATCAAAGTGAAGGCGGTGCGGATGTCGCCTGAAGAGCGTGAGGTTATGCGCGCTCGCCAAGAGGACGCCAAACGTCGCGCCGCTGAGATTGCGGCCAACGCGGCACGTCGAGCGGCGAATCGGGCGGCGGGGCTGTTCAAACACATGCCTGAGAAGGGGCGTAGCGACTATCTGGATCGAAAGCAGATCGTCGGGTTTGGTGTTCGCTACGCGCCGCGCACTGGCGCGTTTTTAGTGCCAATGTGCAACGTGCGGGACCAAATCGTCGGCCTGCAGGTGGTTTTTCCGGCTAAGCAGGAGGATACCGGTCGGGATAAGTCTTACTGGCCTTACGGGATGTCGAAGGAGGGGGCCTTTCACCTGATCGGACCGCACCCTGAACCGGGGGAGCCGGTGTTGGTGTGTGAGGGCTACGCGACGGGCGCCAGCCTGCATATGGCGACCTCGCTGACGGTAGCGATCGCCTTCGATGCGGGCAATCTGTTGGTGGTGTGCAAGGCCATGCGTGAGCGCTTCCCGGGTTGCCCGCTGATTGTCTGTCGCGATGATGATTGGAAGACCAAACGCCCGAACGGCGTTGGCTGGAACCCCGGTGAGGAGAAGGCCAACAATGCCGCTCTGATCGTCGGTGGCCAGGTGGTTGCGCCGATCTTCTCCGGTGAACGGGAAGACAAGTGGACGGACTTCAATGACCTGCATGTCGCCGAAGGCTTGGAGGCGGTCCGGCGTCAGGTGCTGGCGGTGGTCAAGCCACCGGCTGCGGGTGGATGGAAAGACCAACTGGCTCGCACCGAAAGCGGTGCCCTTATCGCACATATGCAAAACGTTGAACTGATACTTGGAAACGACGAACGCTGGGCCGGTGTGATCACCTACAGCGCCTTCAGTTCGAAGATCGTCAAGTTGCGGTCTGCCCCTTATGGCGGCGGTACGGGTGACTGGGCCGATATCGATGATGTGCGGGTCATGAAGTGGCTCGCGCAGCAATACAACCTACGGGTTAAGTCGACTCAGGTCATTGAGGCGGTGAGCGTTGTTGCTCATGACCATGCATTTCATCCGGTGCGGGAATATCTACACAAGCTCGAATGGGACCGGGTGCCTCGGCTGGAAAGTTGGCTCACCGATGTCATGGGCGTGCAGGCCAGCGACTACTCGGCCAAGGTCGGTAAGCGTTGGATGCTGTCGGCGGTTGGGCGAGTAATGAGGCCCGGCTGCAAGGCTGACTCGGTGATGATTCTGGAAGGCGCGCAGGGAGCAGGTAAGTCGACGGCGATGAGCATCCTCGGCGGCGAATGGTTCATGGATACGCCCTTTGCCCTGGGCGACAAGGACGGCTTTCAGGCAATCCGTGGCAAATGGATTGTCGAACTGGGGGAGCTGGACAGCTTCAACAAGGCCGAGAGTACCAAGGCCAAACAGTTCTTCTCAGCGTCGACCGATACTTACCGCGAAAGCTACGGCCGCCGAACGAACGACGTGCCACGCCAGTGTGTGTTCGTGGGGACGACCAACCAAGACGAATATCTAAAGGACGCCACCGGCAACCGGCGGTATTGGCCGGTGGCTTGTACCAAGGTCGACCTGGAGCTGCTGCGTGAGATCCGTGACCAGCTTTGGGCAGAAGCGATGTTTTGCTACGAGGCCGGCGATATTTGGTGGGTGACGCCTGATGAAGCACCGACCTTTGCCGAGGCGCAGGAAGAGCGCTTTGTGGTGGATGAGTGGGAAGGGCCGATCCTGACCTGGTTGGAGGAATCGCAGATTGGTGAAACCACATCTGGCAGTGAGGTGCTGACGAATGCGCTGAAGCTCGACTTCGGGCATTGGGGTAAGCCTGAGCAGATGCGTGTTGGGGCGATCATGCACCGGCTTGGTTGGCGGCGTACTCGGATGCCGGCGTTGGTGAAAAGTGGGCAGCGTCCTTGGGCTTACAAGAAGCCGGTGGGTTGGGGTGGCGCTTCGGCGTTGAAGGTGGAACCGATCGAGGAGCCTTGCTTCGGTGATTAAGCGAATTGATGAAATGCTCAAGCTTTGGGCTGAGGATCTGCATTCTCCTGTGACCGCATCCTCCGGTGGACCGAGCGGCGGGAACATGATCGCCATGTTGATGGAGTGCAAAGGGGAGCTGATCCGTGGGACTCGCGGTAGTCGGGTGTTATTGGATGAGTCGGCGGATATAGAGCTGATTGTGAACAAGCATCTCGCACCTGAGCTTGCCCTGGTGGTGATGGAGCACTACTGCAACCACGAAAGCTTTCTGTCGCAGAAGATGCTGCATTGCGGATGCAGTGCGCCGACGTATTACCGTCGGTTGCACGATGCCCATGTGAACATCGAAGGCATGTTGATGGGGAAGGCTGCGTGACCCCAGGCATGACTCCGGCTGTTGTTGTCCCACTGGCCCGCCTTGCCCCACTGCGTTTTGAGGTGGTGGGACAAGCGCGGGCCTTGTCGTTGTTGGGCTGTCCCACCGTCCCGCCTGTCGGGGCCTCCCGCCCATGTGAGCCGAGTGGGCACCAGCACGCGCCCGTGGCGCGCACGCGTGCTATTCAATTTCTTTCTTTACACGAGAAAGTAGATAAAACAGTAGGACAGTGGGGCGAGTCCCCGACTTTAGGCGCTCTCAGGCGTCCCACTTCGATCCTGAAAGGTGGGACAAATGGGGCAACGCAACAGCAACAGATTGCCGAGGTGGTGTATTCGCCGACATTCGCTAGGCGTTCACCCTGCGTTACCCACATATTCACTGGGTGGCATTAAAGTGGGGTTGCTGCCATGAGAATCCACCTGTAAAAAGTAGTCATCTTCGATAGGTGCGACCGCAGAGAGCGGCAGGCACCACACACCAAACCCGGCCATTGCGCCGGGTTTTTGCGTTTATGGGGTAGGGCGATGACGAACGAGCAGCAAGCGCTGGCAGAGATGCCGATCTGGTTAGTGATCGTCCTGGCCCTGGTCGGCGGTGTGTCGGGCGAGATGTGGCGAGCTGACAAGGACGGGGCAAGGGGTTGGGCATTGTTACGGCGCCTGGCACTTCGGTCAGGTGCCTGCGTTGGTTGCGGACTGTCCACCATGATGTTGTTGCACGCCGCCGGGGTGTCGATCTGGACTGCGTCGGCGATGGGGTGTTTAACCGCAATGGCCGGTGCCGACGTTGCCATTGGGTTGTACGAACGCTGGGCTGCCAAGCGGCTGGGCGTCTGCGAAGTGCCGCCTGCCAAAGGTGAACAGGGGTGATGCACCGGTCCGGAACGCGGAAAATCGCCGGGGACCCTGGGATTATCCGAGGGGTACGGGGTCGGAAACCCGCGGCTTTTCGTTAGTGGCTGAGTTTCAAAGTTAGTTGACCTCAGTTGACTGGTTGACCAGTTGACCGGGCTTGGAATGAGGAGGCTACATGGCTTTTTTGACACGTAAGGAATATGGCGAGCTGAAGGGCTGGTCCAAGCAGCACATCAGCAAACTGATCATCAATAACCGTTTGGTGTTGAACGAGGCAGAGCTGATCGATGTTGATGCAAGCGAGCAATTTCTGGCAATGACGCGTGACCCGAGCAAGGTTGGTGTAACTGCCCGCCATACTCAGGACAAACGACGCACGGTTGTCGCGCCACCCGTTCCTGTGCAACAATCCGTCGCTATTGCACCGCCGACGATTCCCGATTATCAGCGTTCTCGTGCCCGACGCGAACATGCTCAGGCGGAGCAGATTGAAAGCCAGGTACGCAAAGAAAATGGCTCCTTAGTAGAGGCGGTCGTCGTCGATAAAGCCGCCTTCGAAGCCGGCCGCATGCTGCGTGATCTCCTCCTCGGCATGCCGCCGCAGATTGCTTCGGAACTGGTCGCGATGACTGACCCTTGGGACATCGAAAGACACCTGACGGCGGCAATTCGCCGAACCCTCGAAGATGCTGAGCGCATGTCCGCCAGTGATCTTTCCCGAGTATTAACCACCAAGAGCTAACCCCTATGCATTTCCCATACGCAGACGGAGCAGAGGTCTACCGTGTGGCGTATCTGCGTGGGTTGCGCCCTGATCCGGATCTTTGGGTCGATGAATGGGCGGATGAATACATGCGAATCCCACGCAGTGTCGGTGCCGCTGAACCAGGCCAATATCGAACATCCCGCACGCCCTATGCCCGTGAGCCCATGCGTTGTTTATCTCCGGCTCACCCGTGCAAACGCGTGGTCACCATGGTGGCTTCGCAATTGATGAAAACCCAGATCGCCCTGAATTGGATCGGCGCGTTGATTCACATGTCGCCCTCGAACATTTTGACCCTGCTACCCACGCTCAAACTTGCTTCACGGGTTTCGTCGCGGATCAGCAAAACGATAGACGCGACGCCTGTACTGCGTGAAAGAGTGGCTGCGCCCCGCTCGCGTGATGCGAAGAACACCCAAGACACTAAAGAATTTGAAGGGGGTACGCTTTACGCGGTGACGGCAGGTTCCGCGGCCAATCTGGCGGAGTTGGCCGCACGTTTTATCTATGGTGATGAGATTGATCGGTGGGAGGTCGATGTGGGCAACGAAGGTGACCCGGTCAAGCTGGCCGAGATTCGGGGCAGCACCTTTGGTAGGAAAGCCAAGTTTTACTTTTCCAGCTCGCCGACTCTCAAGGGTGCATCGCGTATTGCAGATCTTTTCGCCATGAGCGACCAACGTTACTACTACGTTCCGTGCCCTCATTGTCAGCACATGCAAGTACTGGAGTGGGAAAACCTCAAATACACCGAGGACTACAGCCGGATTGAATACCTCTGCAGCGGTCCTGATTGTGGTGCGCTAATTGAAGAGCATTACAAGGGCGAAATGCTAGCTCGCGGAGAGTGGCGTTCCCATGCTGAAGGAGACGGTGAAACAGTAGGTTTTCATCTCAATGAACTGTACG